AGATGATAGGTCTGACTGCATTTCGAGATTCTTGATTACAGCGTCAGGGCTTGCCACAGTCCAAAAGCGATCAATGCCTGTTTCCTGCATCTCACCCGCTGTAAAGCCTGTACCCACCGTCTTAGGGAACGAATGATAGCGCAGGATGCGATTAATGTCGCTGGCGATACGGTTTACAGCGTCGTTAGCCTGAAGAATTCCATCATCAGTCTCGCCCTTGCCATAAAACTCGTTTACGTTCGGAAGATGCTGCCAATGCACAATAGGTGCGAATGGATACTTCCAGGTCTCAGGCTCACCACGCAGTACCCAATTTTTGGTACCGCGCTTGCGACTCTCATACTCATAGAATATCCAGACCCTGTTCTGCCGGTCATATACAATGTCTTGCAGATATTCCACGTCACCAGCTTCATACCGAATCTCGTACCATAGTGGCATCTCAATATCATCAGCCTGCCAAAACACAGTAACCGTATCAGGCTTGAGATTGATAAGCCTTGGATATTCGCTGGCAGATTCAGCGGGCTTGATCTTGATAAAAACATGCCCACCTTTACACCCATTCATAGCGAACCCATTTAGGGCAAGGGTACCTTTATTGTATCGCCATGCTTCTTTAAGCCATTGTTCTTCCGGGGTCTCTCGCTCGGCATTGATCTCGAACTTTGGTAGCGTTGGAAACAGGAATGAGACCGACCGATCAATAATCTGCTTAACATGGTTGATGACAATGTTATCATCTACTCCCTCATCATCTGGCAGTAATGAGGGTGAGTGTTTACCCTCATAATAGCGCTCAACATCTGCCATTTTCTTCTGGCGTTCGGTACGTTCAGCGTTATATGAATTCTCGAACGCAGACCAACGACGATTATCGTCGGCACGAATGTATTCCATTGCAGCGGGCATTATAGTAATCCTCTACTCTTAAGCAGTTCTCGTTGTAAGTCGTGCGCAATCTTTTTGCGTTTCTGAAGCATCGTTAGTGGCCGTTCAAATGGTGGGACATCTTCACGTTTAACCCCAGGTCGAGCCTCTTTGTAAAAAGGATTCTCAGCCAGTGTCATACCAGGCTTACTATCATTAGCTGCTGCCCATGCCAGCGCTAACGAAATCACCATGTCATCGTGCATACCCTTTGGTGCCGCGTATTTGTGCTTCATCCCATCGGCAGAAGGCGTGGACTCAAATGCACGTAATTCTACAAGTTGTTTCTTGCCATAACTGCTGCGATCATTGAGAATATGCAGTCTTTCAGCCTCGAACGCTAACGCAAGTGCCTCGATCAATGGTGCTTTTGACACATGGGACATAATGAAGGGCGTGATCTTGTACCCAAGTGCCAGTAATTCCTCTACAATGGGGCTTCCTGCGGCGTTTGCCTCTACGAAGCATCTAACAGGCTGCCATGTGTCGTAAGCGGCCTTAAATCGCTGTTTTTGGATAGCCCAGGAGGTTTTGTTAAAGGCCATTGCGTATACTTGGCGCTTCGTCTCAAGCTCGATCACAGAAAACACAGTGTAGTCATCTTTTCGACCCCAATCGACACCCATTACATAGTGTTTACTGTAATCCCGCTTGACTTGAAACGGTACATCTGCCACGACATCCAGATTAGCAAACATCTGACCCTGATTTTCAGGGAATTGTGCTAGATGCTCACGCTCGAAATCGCGCAATAACATCGTTTTCTTGGATTCATCAATCTCAGCTTTAGCGATGAAGGGATTATCATAGCTTGTAAACTGCCAAGCTTTCCAATCAGGATTCTCTTCGCTATCCGCATATTGATAGAGAGTGTAAAACCAATTCAAGTATGGTGCTGGGGTAGAGATAAACCATGCTGCACCCTCATTATCGGTCAATGCCGGTCGAAGGATGACCCACGCATCACCGGGCATAAAGGCCGCTTCATCAATGGCAAGAAAGTGGAGACCCTCACCACGTAAACTGTCAGGTTTATCTGCTGACTTGAAGTGAATTTCACCATAACTCATCGTACCATCAGGGTTAGGGTAATGAAATTCGAGTCGTCTACCGACCTCGTTTTTATCAGACCATATCGGAGGACTTCCTCCCCCACCGCCAAGCAGTTTCTTGGCTAGTCTCCACTGATTATCGCTGATCGTATAGTTAGGGGCAACCCACCAGACCATACCACCCAGGTTAACAGCAACATCTGCGCATTTAGCAAGTGTAACGCGGCTTTTACCAAAACGACGACCTGCATCGACTACTTGAAATCGTGCTGGGTCGTCGTAAATAAGCTGTTGTTTTGGATGAAGTAGCGGTGGGTTAATCCTCTCGTTGCGGGGTAGTTCGAGTAATTTGACCACTAATTATGTTAGCTCCTGCATCGTGCCACACTAAAGTGCGCGGCTCCGTTGATTTGTCACTAGGCTCTTCTGGTTGCTTAGTAAGCTCTTGCTTATAGGATGTAGGCTGACCGGTGGCAGTTCTCCCCATCGCCATCAGTCGCTCGCGCATCTTAATGAGCTTATCCAGCTTATCAAGATCAATCCCATCCTCCGAAGAATTACCTACTAGCTGTGCAAACTCTGCCCTCCATGAGGCAATAAGACGCTGATAGTCTGTTAGTTCGTCTGTTTGTACAACTGTTCGGTATCCAATGACTGTGTTACCGGCCTGTTCGAGAATTGCACGAGGTATCTCACTATCGAACGCTTCCGCTCGATCTATCCAGCTATATTTTGCACGCCAGCGCTCAATAGTTACCTCAGTAACCCCTACAAGCTCGGCAATGTCCTTTGTGACTCGATTACCAGCAAGCCAACGCGTAAACGCCCCGTACTGGCGGGGCGTTTCATCGGGTAGTTTATCCCATGGCTTGCGGTCTAGACTAAGTTGACCGTCCATACTTACGTAGTTTCCTGAGTAACAGTGCTCTGTTATACAGAGACATGAACGCAGCAATCTCTGTTGGCCGGAAACTTAGTGGTTCTTTATCCATCAGATCGAACCTATACCAGCCTACAGGATTACCCCATGCGTCAAGTTCTTGATCATAGAACACAAAAACATTGGTGAATCTCATACTTTATTATACCACTTAACTATCTTATGTCAACAGTGCATCTATAATCGAAGCACCACGCTGTAGAACGGCATCAAGTGGATCATTAGCATTGATACCCACCCATGCGCGACCAACAAGCCACGGATTAGACGGTTTCCAGCAGTTACGATACAGGTGCTCATACCCACTTTGTACACGCGTGTAGAATGGCATATCCATATCATCAAGACGATTATCCACGGTACCGCGTTCCATTACAGCGGTAATATCCGTTGGATACAGATAGAGTGTGAGATCAGGCTGTAATCCCAGGGTAGCTACATACTGTAGCATTGCAATTGTGGTTGCATCAACACCTCTGCCCCAATGTTGGTACGCCCATGTAGATGCCGTAAATCGGTCCGCTATCACATGCCCGCCGTCTGTTAATGCCGGTCTGATTACGTTCTCGACCAGATCGACCCTGGCGGCTGCAAATAGTACAGGCTCAGTTTTAGCCGAGCCTGTTTTACCAACTTCATCTGACATTATCACATAACTAATCTTTTCACCAGCGGAGGTTGATCCAGGCTCACGCACAAAAGTAACATTCATGCCTTTAGATAGCATGTGCCCATAAAGATGAGTAGCTAGTGATGTCTTGCCTGTGTGATCAATTCCCTCGATTGCGATAAACATACTTAGTTAGCAAGCTCCGAGTCATCATCTTCGAGCATCAGACGCAGAAGATCTTCCATCAACTGCGCCTGAATGCCCTCCATGACTGCCGAATGCACGGGGTATCCGAAGCCCTGCAAAAAGCTCGAAAACCCATTCTGACCATCATTACGATCACCGGGGGTCGTGTTCGACGTAACGAGGTAGTACCCCAGAACAATCGGTGAGACGTAACTAGCGGCGGTGAGCATGTCCTGAGATTCGCCCGCATCGCGAACGATAGCAAGCAGTCGCGCCCAATGCTCAGCCTCAAGGGGCAGTTTGCTCATGAAGACATCGCCCACGCCATCAGCATAGTTACTGTTGATGAACACTGCAACCTTCTCAAGCGTACCATCATCCAGGAGGGTACCAAAGTGCGTCATGATGTCACAAGCAAAATTGATGGCAGTCTGATAATCAATATCAGCGCCGGGATTTTCGGTCACGGTCTGGTAGAACGCTGCGATGTTGGTCGTCAGTTCTGCCGGAAGTGTTGCCGTCAATGCCTTGAGATCGTTGATATTCTGAATTTCCATTCTAGCTGATCCTTCCCCCGCGAATGCGGGTATCTCCCATAAATGACAGAAAGTCTTCGTTCTGGGAACCGGTTATAAATCCAAGTATAAACAGTTCCGCAAAAAATGTCAAGTGCTCAAGCAGAAATTGCTCTACCAACTGATGCTCGACACCCTTATCCAGCAGTCCGTTGTGCAGTGTCATGACCGCCTTATACACTGAACCAGAAAAGATTGAGTAGTCTTGCAGGTCAAACACACCGGCATTGGCACTAAGCAGATCAATGACTTGCTGTAGCATATCTAGATGGTTGTTTTCCCATTCTGCAATATCAACCGCTGCCCGCAATGCGGGAGTATCACCACCACGCATTAGAAATCCTCCGGTAATTCAACTTCGATAAGTGCAACATCCGAACGTACAGCATGAGTTACCCAACGAGCCTTAAATCCCAAGCCCTTGATAAGCTCAATACCAGGCTGTAACTCTTTTTCGAGCACCTCAACGTATGCCCACCCAGGAGAGTCAACCGTCACCCCACCAAAGCGGTACACTTTGATGTCACTTAACATCTGAACGAGCTTTTGTCGTTGCCGTTCAATTGTGTTGTTACTGTGAAAGGAACGTAACTCTCGAATATCTGCCTCGACCTTATCGAGCCGCTCTAGAATGTCCTCGTATCGCGCCACCTTTAACCTTTCGATACCCATATTGACTAAGAATCTCGCCGGATAGTGACCGGCGTTCAACATAAACCCAGCGCTTGTTGCGCACGTCATATCCTGTACAGCGATGTAGAGTATCACCATTGATATAATCAAAGACCGGGCTATCAACGACCTCTACAATCATTGGTCTAAGCATTTTGACTAGCCATTGTGTACAGCGCCCGACCTGCGTTTGACAATACATAGATACGGCGAACGTAATCGAACAGTACAATCCCTTGAATTGTCAAGCGCTTCATTGACGCCCACTGATCAAATGGTAGAAACATTGCTGCATATGCTTGCGTCATAAGACCAGCGTCGCCCAGCTTCTTAATCACAACTAGATCAGTCTCGTTCATGCTGTTCTACTTTCGCTCTACGAACAAGAGAACAAACAAAAGCGTACAGGCTACACCTATTGAGTTACCCAGCAAATAGGCTGACATCAAATCCCCTGTAAGGGGCACCAGCAGGCACCCCAGCACATACAGGAGAACAATCATCAGAATGATCAGTATTCCCCAGGATAATCGCATTACTGCAACGGACGATGAATATCTGCGACAATCACATCGTCTTCAAGGTGCCCATCGGCCTCGCCACGCAGAATACCCTGAATTGCCGTCAGTGCCAGATTTGCACCAAAATTGATCAGGTAGACATCCCGCTCGGCCAGGGTATTGCTTTCTTCAACAACATCCACTTCATCCATGTTCAGAATTGACCGCGCACGCTCTGCAAGCTCTTCGTTGCTAAATTCCGGCTCATCGTTCGGAATTTGATTCGTAATGTCTGTAATTTTATACCCTTATCTCTAGAAATCTGCTTCGAAATCGGAAAGGCTGGCTTTTGGTGCGATATGCACCTCGTCGCCATCAAGATGAATGATGTACTCAGTACCATCATCCCCATTAAAGCTCCACTCCCCCTGCTTAAGCCCCAGATATGCTGCACTGCGGGCAACATCCATAAAGGACACTGCACATGCTTCGAGGGCTTTCTCAGCGGCGGATTTACCAAACCTATCGTTACCCATATTTATCCTCCAATTGAACATGTGAAAAGCATAGCACAGAAATTTATGCACGTCAAGTCTTGACAACAAAACTCATTTGTGCTAGGCTTACTGCATCTGTTCGTTTCGATGTATAAGGACCCAAAATGGACCAAAAAAGTGACTGTGAAGTGAAGCTTGAGATCGCCCTGCTCATTCTTGAGACTCTCTCGCTGACTGCTGAAGATAAGCTGGACCGTGACGTAGCCGCTGAAGCCGTCAAAAACATCAACAATGAACCTCGCGAGGTTCTTGTGGACTCACTGAACCTGATCCAGCTCACGCGGGCGATGGCGCTGTACAAGATGGCTCGTAGCCTGTGATGAGTACCGAACAAGAGCTACAAGCTCGCTTGCAACTGGCACTACTCATTCTAAGGGTGATCAAATCACGAACCGGAGACGCCAGTGAGTTTTCCATGGTCCTAGAAGCTATCGAAATGCTCGAAAAAGCACCAATTGAGGAAATTATGATCAGCATCATTGGTGTTTCCAGTATTCTAGACCAGTACAACACCAAAAGCGGCTAACATTAAGGGGTCTTTCGACCCCTTTTTCTAGTCTAGCACCTCATCCTTACGCACAATCCGCGCAACCCCATCAGTGTCCAGATGAATAAAGTCCTTTGGGTAAAGCATAATGTCGATCCCAAGCACTTCCAGACCGCTTGTAGCGGCGTGCCACCGGATCGTAGCTCCATCAAACATGTGTTGAAGCCCCAAAGCCGTGTAGCGATTGTTTGGATCATAGGTCATTTGAACAGGACTAGCTGGACAGTGGCCGGTCTTAACAATCTCCACTGGATTTACCTCTTCCCTCTACTATAACAACTCTCGCCATTCCCACCCGCAGCATGTCTCCGGGTAAGATGGTTGGACCATCCTCAACATTAATTGTTTGATCAATGGAAAGTGTTAGCTGTTTTCCCGGAAACATCTCTCCTAAGCACTTAAATGAGTACCCTACATTATCTCCGGTGTACACAAGCCAGGAGTGCTCAGTAAAGTCAACGTCAATGCTAACCCCATTTGTGTTTATGGTTACACCATATCCATGCATTAGATGGCCTCGTAGGTATCAGTAAACGACTCATTGTCACATGTATAAATCTCGCCACCTACACCTCGAATAATCCAGTATCCGGGCTTAACGTGCTGCTCGCCCGAACGTGTCTGCAACACCATGATTGGACCCCTGCGCGTAAAGTGTAGGATTGCGTCAATACCAAAATCTGTACGCACACTCAACTCACTGTCAATGGTGCCATCGAACAGGATTGCCTCGATAATTGTAGGCTTATTGATGAACTTATTTGCCACGAGTTTCCTTCATCTTTCTGTGCTGATCAATCATTGCCCTAACCACGTCACGATCATGAATCAGGCGAATGAACATATCAACCTTATTCCGATCTTCGTAGGCTATATAGTGAAACAGACTGACATACATTCCCGGCACTCGTGTCTGAAAGTGGTACATATTGTTGCGCACATCAAACATTAACTGAGTTATGTGGTGGGGGATGTTACTCTTATCACAATACCGCAGGAGGTACTGGATCATGTCGATGTCGTTAAATTTCATCGGTCTCTTCTCCTTTAATCTTACTCACTCAGTCTAGCATACAAAGGAACTTCTGTCAAGGGGCTTGACAAGCGCATAGAAACATGCTAGACTGATGATTGTCGGGTAAGTGTAAGAACCTCCTGTCTCGAAAAGCACGAGGGGCGAGTATTCTAGATATACCCCTAAGCAGCAGTGTTAATGGGGGCCTGCTACCCGGCATTAAAAATTAGCCCCCTTAGTCAGGTGGTATGCCTTCCGAGCCTTTGGCGACGACGAAGCCGTACCGAAATTATGGGGGCTTTTTTCGAATGGGGCAGGGCGAAAGCTGGGATAGACCGGGGTACATTGTGGCACGGTATTGATCCGAATAAAAACCGCTGATCCCTGGATAAGTGGGTTCGAATCCCACCTGCTCCACTTCTTTCCCGTACAGGGCAGTAGCTTAAAAACGGTAGAGCACTCGTCTCCAAAACGAGTAGGTAGGGGTTCAAATCCCTTCTGCCCTGCTTTTCAAAAATTTTGCTTTCTGCATTTTCAAGCTGAGGCCGTAGAAACGGCCTTTTTGCATTGGGCGAGGCGTCTAGTCTCGTGCGCGCCCATTACGATAGACACGATCCATTATAAAGCCCTGCTTACGCATCTGATCATGAACCCATGAGATACGGCGCTTAATCTGCTCCGCTCGGTCTGGGTAGCGCCATGCAAGATATATGTCAAGTGGCATGTGTCGTTTATCCACGTTTGTAGCACGCGTAACCATGATCAAATTACTAAGCTCGCTCGTGCCGCCGTCCTGAATAGGCACAATATGATCAAGCTCTAGCCGTCGTGTATTGGTCGAAGGTACATTATATTCTAACGGCTCACCACTGAACGGATCACACGCCCCCAATAGTGTGTACATAGCGTACAACTCAGCCGGATGAATACGTGATCCTTTACCACTAGGATTGAGTAGCTTAAAGTGCCCGGTAGGAAGTGTGTCTAACCACATCTGATATTGATAAATCTCGTCTTGTTCTCGCCGCCGTTCAGTTTCTTTTCGCTTCTTCTCAAGCCTTTTCTGCACATTTCGTTCTTGTGTCTCTGCGACGGCATCCGGCCAGCACGCATTACAGAACTTCCGTTTGTGATGCCGCCTTCCATCGGACCCAAGATTGTAGAACTCTTTCAGAGCCTTTTTCTTGTTACATCTTGGGCATACTGCAAATTTGTAGCTTGTCTTAGGCATAATAAAACCCCTTTCTATACTTTAAGTATACCACCAATATCGAAATGTCAAGGGGTTATATTTTGGTTCACACTAGAAAAAATATTTGCACGACATGACGGGTTTTAGGCCAGTCTAAGGGGGGTTTTCGACTGATCTAAATTATTCATTAGACGACCTTCGTCTTTATTTTAGATTGATCTAAATAAACAGTTTACCTAAACTAAACTTATTATGATACTATATAGTATATGCTATGATAATCAGCCACTATAATAATCCGCAGCATGTACTGTGTGCCTTTATTTGTTGCCTATATTGTACTGTATACTATATAATGCATGTCTACTATATAGCACTATATATTATGACTCTATACTACTGCGTATGCTGCTCCTATACAGCAGTGTTTGTTGTGCTACCCTTCTCTATGCCTTGCCTATATAGTCACCCCACTATGCACATCTAGCCGCCTATATACTGCCGGTTATATAATCGGCTATGGCCTATTTCTCACTATTTCTCAATTACGTTTTCGTAATACTGGCTATGCCGTGCTGGAACCGGCTAGCGAGTAGCCGGATTAGTAATAGGCTTGTGTCCCATACTGATTTCTCACATAATACTTTAGTCTGAGAAAACTAAGTTTTTGACTGTTTATTACCAATTATTACGTAATAAATCTCTCCATTGTGACCCATATTGACCCATATTGACCCTTAATTAGTTCCGTCAATTATTACGATATTTTCTCACTTTCTCACTCCCTATAAATAGCGTTTTTGAGAAATACTCACTTATATAGCCCCATAGGGCTATACATGAGAATTTATCATCAAAACACTATGCAGTATTCCGGGCAAGTGTAATACTCAGAAATACTCACACTTTCTCATTAGTTTTCTCAAAACAGGGTATTAGCGTATAGAGTAGAACAAAAGTACGAAAAACCCTGCTGTCCCTAGAAAACATGCACAAACGTGCAATTTCGTGCAAAAACGTGAAATGCTATAGGATGCGAGATTATCCCACATTATCCCATATATCCCACGTTATCCCACATTTTATCCCCCTATCCCACATATAACCCTATACTGCGCAACATTACCTAATCCGCCACAATGCCTATTAAACCGGTTTACTTGCCCTCCTAAGCCGCGTTTATTGCTATTCAGGTATTCTCTATCGTGCGCAACATAGAACGCCTTAAAACGCGAAATAGCGTCATTTCTGGCGCTATCCCATATTCTCTATTCTATTCAGCATGTCTCTTTTTACGGCTGGTTTTAGGTCAAGGCACAACAAGCGCCATCAAATGCACTAGACGCAAGATATGGTCTTTTGGCAAAGGTTTAATCCTCAAGATAAGCCGTGATAAACGGCAAGATTACTTGACTAATAATATCATGGCGTCTGCTAAGTACGTCATGCCCGCTGTAATGGTCTAACCGGCTAGCGGTTGACTTGTCAATACACCAGAATATAACGGCAAACAGCCCATCGATACAAGCGTCATACCACAATGCTCTTGTGATGTTTTCACCATCGCCAATACTGGCAAGCCAGTATTTCGCAGTGCGCATTGCATAGTAACTATCAGGATGCTCCGCTTCCGTTTTTCTGAGTAGTTCGAACAATTGCGCTAAGTCTTTGGAGCTAACGAAAATGTCGGGTAGTTCTTTGTCGGTATCGGTAATCATTACGGGTAAGCCTTTATGATTGTGCCATCGTGCGTAGAAATTTCGTATGTTATCGGCTGAAAACGGTAGGCGATTTCGATAGCATCACCATAGGTCAAATGATGTATTTCTACTTCATTGTCCATACGCGATAATGTCATGTACAGGCTTAAATCAGCCCGTTTGGTTACTTCAATATCCGCGTATGCATCCGTAGGGCAGTCTAGCAAGCGCTTGACGATGCTATCGCGCAATAGCTCTTGCTCAATTGTTAGTGATTCTCGACTAGCAGCGCGTAGGATGTGGATTAGCTCAATTACTTTCATGATAACTCATATCTTTCAATTTCATCATAGATTGCTTGGCGTAGTGTCTGTAATAGCTCCCGACGCTTATCGCCGCCTATGTTAGAGAAGATAATGCCATAGTATTGGCGGCCATATTGCCAGAAACCTAGCAATTCCATTAGGCGCACAAGCCCACCAGTGCAAGCTAGTTTTAGCGCGCGGCTAACAGTAATGTCTGCTGGATATGGGCGCAAGAAGTCTAACGCGATAGCACGAGCACGTATAGGTACAATCTGGCGTGCAACAAATTTTGCAGGTTGGTTAGTGTCCATTATTTCTCACTTTCAATAGCGTTTCGAACATATGCTAAAATCGCCACAATTACCCGTGCCCTATCGTCATGTGTTACTGGAGGAAGTTGAAAAAAACACCGCTGTATTCTTAAGCTTGAGCACATTATGGCCGATGATGCCCAGCATGTAATTACAGCCACGATAGGTCAATTGTTCGCGCAGGCTTGCACCTAT